ATGGCTTGCGCCATTCAGTTGGACTTTTTTGTTTTTGCAAAGGTTGGAGATTATTTCCCTTGCGATAACGATACCATAAAACCTGAATATCTTGTCTGGGATGCAAGTATGGACGCAAATTTTAAACAGATTGAGCTTCTCACAAATCAGCTTTATACAATTTCGGAAATGGGTTCTGCTGTGTTTGGTGATTTGACGAATAAGGCAGGTGATGTTCCAAGCGGCTCTGCCCTGCGTCGTCTTATGATGTCACCACTCGCCAAAGCACGCCGACTTGCAAATCGTTTCGACTTGATTTTGAAGAAAATTATATCTGCAAGTGCTGAAATTATGGGAACAGAAATTGTACCAGAAGAAATCACTATCACATGGCATGACGGCTTACCTGCCGACCCAGCAGAGGACGCTGAAATTATGTCAGTTCGTACAGGTGGAAAAGCCACATTATCGCAATATACAGCAATACAAAGGCTTGATGATATGTCTGCTGCTGATACAGATGCAGAGCTTGCTATGATACGCTCTGATGATATTGATTCAAGCGTTGGCTTAGAAGAACCTGCCCTTGAGCCTATCGAGGGTATCTGATGAGTACACAGAAAAAACTGATTGAAACATATCAGAAAGCACAGAAAAAGCTTGTTGAAATAATCCAGCGAAAACAGGCTCATGGTTCTGTAACATCATATGAAAGGTCACTTTTAAGACAAATTCAAAAGGAGCTTAAAAAGCTGAAAAAATCTTCAAAAGCACTTGTTGAACAGCTTGTAAAAGAAAACTACAAGACAGGCTTGCAAAGTCTGATTGATGACCTTATAAAAGATGATACAGCACCAAGATTGTTTAATATGTTCAGCGGACTTAACACAAGTCAGATTGAACTTATTACTCAAAATGCTAATATTGACTTAAACAAGGCAATTAACATTGTTGGTCGCAGAGTTCAGGACGCAGTCAGAGAAGCTGGCATTGAAGCAACAGCAGAAAAGCTCACAACAGGTCAGACAGTCAGGGAAATGCAGAAGAATCTGGAAAAGAAGCTTGAACATCAAAATCTGACCGCAATCGAATATGCCAACGGTACAAAAATGCCGATTGAAAAATATGCTGAAACTGTTGCTCGCTCAACTACTGCAGAAACTCAAAATAAAGCTAAAGTCATACAAGGACAAGATTGGGGCTATGACCTTGTGAGATTTACAGAACACAGTCCTACTTGCGAGGTCTGCTCAATGTATCAGGGTAGAGTTTATGCTTTGACGAAAGAAGCTGCCAATGGCAAATACAAAGGTTCTAAAGGTCAAGCATTGCATTTTCCCTATCTCTATGATACAGCTTTGATAAGCGGTTATAGTACTATACATCCTAACTGCCGTCACCGTCTGTCAGTACTTCCGGCAGGAGCTTATACTGCTGCTGAAATGGAGGATTTCTCTCGAAAAAGTATGCAGCCCTTTGAAGATATGCGGTCAGACCAAGAGCGTAAAGCGTATGCCAAGGAACAGGAAGTCAAGCGTAAACGGAACGAGAGCCGTAAACAGTATGAGAAAATTAAGGTTGCACTTCCGAATGAAGTACCAAAAACATTTGCTGCTTTTGTTAAGATGAAGGCTGCTAAATCCGAGCGTTACAAAGAGCTTTTGAAAGATTATCGTACTGTAATGGGTATTGCAAAACAGCAGGAAAGTGGTATAATAGAAGAAAAAAGTAGAAAGCCAATAACTAAAATATCCGATAACGCTATTGAAAGTGTTCCTAAAGTACTTATAGATGGATATACAGACGAACAATGTATTGAAATTCAAAAGCAGCATAAGGAACTATTAGACTACTCAAGAACACATAACGAAGATAAAGAAGTTGCATTTGTGTTTAGAAGAGATTTAGCTGATAGAACTGAGTTTAATGGTGAAGATGATAAGCTTGATTTTGGGGCAGGAATTATTGGCAAAGGCAATGATTTACTTGTTATGCATAACCATCCACGAAATAGTAGTTACTCTACAACGGATATTGACTTCTTTGGTGCAAATGATAATGTAAAAACATTAAGTATTGTTAAGAATAACGGTAAAGTAGAGATACTGACTAAAGGTGATAATTTTGATGTATCAATCTTTAAAATAGAATACAATAGATTGTATAAAAAGATTGTTAAAAATAACACAGATGCTGAAAAGGATAAATTTGTAAAAGCTTTACTCTCTAAATCTAAATCGGGGGTGATATGGATTGAAAGCTGATGAAAATGTAAAATTTACCATGCTTGATGGTAGTCCTGAAGAGCAAAAAAAATCGTCTGAAGCTTTTTTAAGTACACTTACAAAAGAAGAACATGAAAGAGCAATGTCAAGTGAGTTTGATTACCTTGATGAAGAAGATTAACCGCCCTAAGCACGGCATTAAAAGGCTTTATTTTTATACTCAAATTTAAGAAAGGAAACAATAATATGAATTTTGGAAAAGCATTAGAAGAATTGAAAAACGGAAATAAAATTGCTCGTGAAGGTTGGAATGGTAAGGGAATGTATATCTTTAAGCACGAGGGATTTGATACAAATGAAGTATCAAATATTACTGGAAACAAACATGATAATGTACCACCATTTATTTGCATGAAAACAGCAGATAAAAATGTGGTTTTCGGCTGGCTTGCAAGCCAAACAGATATGCTTGCGGAAGATTGGAAAATCATAAGATAAAAAATTTCCATATAATCGCCGTAAATCGCATTTAATTATTAGATGTAAAATTATAAGTCCGACAATTTCTAAACGCTCTTAAACGGCTTATAAACGAATTTAAACGCATATATAACACAGGCAATAAGCGTACCTGCACTTTTACGGTGCAGGACGCTTTTTTATATTGCAAAATTTTTAATGAAAGGAATTTTTACTATGAGTGAAACAAACACAAATGCTTCAACAGAAAGCGAAGCAAAAGCAGAACCACAGACGGCAGAACCACCAAAGCAGACACAGGTTGACCAAAATGCAGAAAAACTCAGCACCTATGAAACAGCACTGAGAAAAATTTTTAAACTTGCTGACGGTGAGGAGCTTGGTGACATTGACGGCAAGCTGACAGAGTTTGAAGCGGAACACGAAAAACTTATTTCAGCGACAAAGGATAAGCTTATTACAGCAAGTCTTAACACTCTTGATGGCTACAACACAAAACTACTTGCAAGGCTTATAGACAAAAGCAAGATTACAGTTGATGAAAACGGCAATATTACAGGACTTGAAGAAGCGGTAAAAGCTGTTTCAGACGAATTTCCTGCCGTAATTGTTAAAAAGGAATCTGCAAAGAAACCTTTTGTGCCGATTAATCCGGCACAGCAAACATCAACATCACAAACAATGAATGACCTCATCAGAAGTCACAGATAGAAAAGGAGATTTTAAAATGGCAAACATTATTACAAGAACAGACGCAGAAGCTCTTATTCCAGTTGAATCAAGCAAAGAAATTATTCAGGCAGTACAGCATGAAAGTGCAGTTCTACAGCTTATGAAAAAGCTGCCAAATATGAGTTCAAAGCAGACTAAAATGCCGATTATGTCAGCACTACCCGTTGCCGGATTTGTAAACGGTGACAACGGCTTGAAACCTGTGTCCAGTGCATCATGGGAAAACAAGTACATTACCGCAGAGGAAATTGCTGTAATTATTCCAATTCCTGAAGCAGTACTTGATGATGCTGAATATGACATTTGGGCAGAGCTTAAACCTTCGATTATTTCAGCATTTGGAAAGGTCATTGATGGTGCTGTATTATTCTCGACCGAAAAGCCAACAAGCTGGCCAGACGGTATTGCAACATCAGCAATCACAAAGAAAAAGACGGTTACATATGGTACAGGCATTGACACAGCCGAGGATATTTCAGAACTTATGGGTTTGGTTGAAGCTGACGGCTTTGATGTTACAGGCTTTGCGGCAGAAATTGCTCTTAAATCATCTTTCAGAGGTTTGCGTGACAAAAATGGCGGTCTTATCTTTGCTCCAAGCTTGCAGGCGGATACACCATCAACCCTTTACGGTCAGGCAATCAATTATGTAAAAAACGGTTCTTGGGATAGCAGTAAGGTTAAGCTTATTGCCGGTGATTGGTCACAGGCGGTTTATGCAATGCGTCAGGATATGACATATAAGGTACTTGACCAGGCTGTCATCAGTGATGCAAGCGGTAAGATTTTGTACAATCTTGCTCAGCAGGATATGGTTGCTCTTAGATGTGTAATGCGTCTTGGCTGGCAGTTGCCTAACCCAGTTACACAACTCAATAGTACTGATACACGCTATCCGTTTGCGGCACTTGTACCAGCAGGTGAGTAATCATGCTTGAAAAGGGTATCAACAGTTATTTAAGCCTTGAAGAAGCAAACGAGCTTATTAAAGATGTCGATACATCTGGGAAATGGCGAGAGCTTACAGACGGCGAACGAAAGCAATATTTAATACTTGCTACTGTGCATATCGACAGCCTTATGCTTACATCTCGAAAACATAGTGCTGAACAAACTCTACAATTTCCGAGAGGAAGAAATTCGGAAGTACCGAGAGCAGTGCTTATGGCACAGGCTCTTGAAGCACTTACATTATCTGATACACAAGCAATGCAAAGAGATTCCTTGCGTGAACAGGGTGTAACTTCAATCAAACTCGGAAACACCAGTGAAAGCTATTCAGATGATTCCAACTCATCTTCTAAGCAAAATAATGAGCTTAAAAGTAAGGTCGCAATTTCGCTTATGCGACCGTATATTCTCGGTTCGGCGGTGATAGTATGAGTTTGTTCACTCCATACTTCAAAGATATTATCTCGGTGCAAAGGTATATCGGTGTCAACGATTTCGGTGACACCGAGTATGCCAAAGCTATTGAAATGAACTGCCGAATTGAATATAAAACGCAGGAGACGCTTGATTCAAAAGGCAACAAGGTTATAAGCACCGCAACGGTATATTCCGATGAATTTGTACCGCCACTTAGCATTATTACTGCCAACGACACCCGTTATACAGTTAAATCGTGTTCACCTATTACAAGTCTGATGGGAAACATTGACCATTATGAAGTAATTTTGTGAGGTGATTGCTATGGCAAAAAGACAGAATATTCCCGAAAGTGAATATCTCAAAGGACTGAATGAAGTCACAGAAAATATTCAGGAAGCCGTTGACAATATGGTGAGCGGTTCTGTTCAGGGACTTGCTGACGCACTTCTTTATGTCGCTTCTGAAAGTCAGCAAAGAGCACCAGTTGATACAGGTGACCTGCGTGGCAGTGTTGAGGTAAAAATTAATGGTGAAGATTACGCTTGCGGAGAAAAAGGCGGTGGTCTTACCGTAAACGGAAGCATTCCTAAAAATGCCGATATAGACAGAGTTGTTGGTGAGGTATCATACAACACCAAGTATGCCGCAAATCAGCACGAGCATACTGAATATGACCATCCTCGTGGCGGTCAAGCCAAATATCTTGAATCCGTTCTTGTTGAGGAAAAGGACAGAATACTTAAACTTATTGCAGGCGGAGTTATAAATGAAATGATGAATTAAAAGATAGGAGAATTTAATGCAACTTTTATAAATAAAATTTTCAATGCCGATTGTGTTGCAGGTATGAGTATGTATCCTGACAAAAGCATAGATATGATACTCTGCGACCTGCCTTACGGAGTTACAAACTGTCGATGGGATAGTATTATCCCGTTCGACTTACTGTGGAAGCAGTACAAACGCATCATTAAGGATAATGGTGCAATAGTGCTGACTGCTTGTCAACCTTTTACTACAAAACTTATATCCAGTCAGCCGAAGCTGTTTCGATACTGTTGGTACTGGATTAAGAATATGACAACAGGATTTGCATTCAGCAAGTTTCAGCCATTACGCTGTGTCGAGGATGTATGTGTATTTTACAAGCGTGCTCCGACATACAATCCGCAAGGTATTATAATTCATGATAAGCCTATTATTAGTCGTGGCAAAAAGGATAAAGGAAAAGGTAACAGCGTTTATCATTTCGATACACTTCAAAAGGATACAGTTACATATGTAACGAATTATCCCCGTCAGATACTCAATATTCCTTGCGAAAGAGGACTGCACCCGACACAAAAGCCTGTTAAGTTGTTTGAATATCTGATTAAGACATACACCAATCCGGGCGAACTTGTGCTTGATAACTGCATGGGAAGCGGTACAACCGCCGTTGCGTGTATAAATACAGGGCAAAAGTACACAGGCTTTGAATGGGACGAGCAATATTACAATGTCATACAAGAACGGCTTGCAAAATTAAGAGGTGATTAAATTGCACTATGCATTAAGAGAATACCTGTTAAGTAACGGTTACACAAATGTTTACTGCGACTTTATGCCCGATGCTTCAAAACAAATTGAAGCGATAAACCTCTCAAAGTGGGATCATACTGTTGCAGAAATCAATGATGGTTCGGGACTTACTTATATACAAATACAAGTACGCCGAGCAACTGCTGAGGAAGCATACAGAGTATGCTCCAGACTTTTTAACTTAATTGATAGCGGTACGGAAGAAACTGTTATCAATCTTACAGACAAAATCTTTTGTATTGCCCGTCCACGCCGAGGTGCTGTTATCCTTGAGCGTGGCGAGGGTTATACAACATACTACTGCGAAATTGCCCTATGGGGCGAAAACTAAATTTTAACTTTGAAAGGAAAAATTATTATGAAAAAATATCTTAAAGGCTTTGCAAATCTTGGATTTTTCGAGGTTCTCACAAATACGCTTTCCGCTTATGCCTGCGGTACTGACCGAGCAACCCTTATCGGTGCAAGTTCTTGTTCTCCGACCGACAATAAAACTGATTTTTCAATCCCTGCTGACGATGGCATTTATGACAGCGGTTCGGATTGGACAGATACAACGCTTGTCATAACTGTTTTAGAGGCTGACCTTGCTAATCTTGCACAACTTATCGGTGCTGAATTTGACACAGAACTCAAGGAAGGCACATTTGATGAACCGAATGAGGTTGCACTTACATTCTCGGCACTTCGCCGTGATGGCGGTTACAGACTTTATCGTTATTTCTGTTGCAAGTGTACAGGCTACAAGGTCACACATAACACAAAGGGTACAAATAACGATGCACAGTCCTATGAACTTACATTCAAGTGTACACCGAGAGAGATTGACCATCTTATCCGCACAACAAAGGACATCAACAAAGGTGAAACTCTTGCATACATTAATTCAATGGAGGATGCATAATGTTCTTCAAAAAAGACAAAAGCATACATATGAGTATTCCGAAGTCTTATGAACTTTACGGAGTTACAATACGCAAACTGCCGATAGCGAAGTATATCGCCGTCTTGAGAGAGGTTAATGACCTTCCCTCTCTCTTGCTCGGTGAACTGTTTCCCGAAGGTAGTAATCTGAATGACTCTCTTGAAAGGCTTCAGAATCTCGACAGAAGCACAACGCTTGCACTTATTGGCAGATTGCTGAAAGTCGTTCCTGAGGAATTTTGTAAGATACTTTCAGAGCTTCTTGAAATTCCCGAAGAACGTCTGCTTGACCCATATTGTGAAAATCCGCTCTCACTTTCAGAACTTGCTGAAATTATTGAAGCCTTTTGGAAGGTTAACGATATGTCGGATTTTTTGATGACCGTGCAGAGCCTGAGCAGGAGAGCAGCTCCGACACGGTCGAAAGCGAATACTGGCTTCAGCGATGGCTCGCAATAGCTCAGAGCGTAGGAATAAGCAAAACCGAAATGCTCGAAAACTATTATTACGATGAATTTATCGCTATGCTCGATGCCTATAACGATATGCACCGCATAGATAAAGACGATAATAGCGGAAAAGAGTACTACGCTGACGAAATATAGCATTCTATACAAATAATAACCACAAAACTTTTATATTGCCATAGGCTAAAATTCATTGACCGAAAACAATACTTATGGTAATATATGGGTGAGGTGATTATTTATGAAAAAAACTATTTTGTTAATTTTATCTTTTGTTATCTTGTTATGTTGTATTTGCTTTTCGGGGTGTAATAATCAGTCTAATAAAAGTCCTTCAGACCAAATTAAAGACGAAATGATAAAAGCTGAAGAAGTAAAAACAGCACTTGTGGAAGCTGGATATAGTAAAGCGCATACATCATCAATATGTGTATATTTGGATAGTACTGAAACAGATACTATTTGGGTAACAAATCTTTACGGGGACTTTCTTCCTGATTTGGATTTCAAAAATGAAAGAGATGATATTCCACAAATTTTAGATGCAGTTATGCCGTTATATGATAAAGAATATACGCAAGGTGATGGCAAAAAGATTATCAATAGATTAAAGGATTGCCGCATAATATACGACGGTGAAATTCACTGTGGGGAAATAACCTTTAAAAATTTAAAATACCATGAATTTTTAGATGAAACAAACAGCTTTACTGATTGTATTATGGTAAAAAAATCTGAAACTTAAGATTTTAAGCACTCTCATATGAGGGTGCTTTTAATTTACTCATTTTTAATAAACGGAGATGATTAAATGGCAGATGAAATAGACGCTGGTAAAATTGTTGCTGAGATAGTGCTTGAAACTCAGCAGGCAAGAGAAAATGCAGAGGAAATAACCGAAACACTTGATAACATTGCTTCTAAGGTTATAAAGCCACAAATTGACTACGAAACACTTAGTTATATAAAAGGCTCTCTCGAAAAGATGGGTATAACAGGACAAGAAATGGTTGATACACTTAATACAGGTTTCGGAAATATTACAGGAGCAAAAAAATATTGTGTTGCATTAGAAGAAATTGCTTTGAAGATAGATGAATGCAGAACCAAAATGCAAGCCTTGAATGTTGGAGATAATATTGATAGTGGAGCAGTAGAAAACTACAGTGACACACTTACACAGCTTGAGGAACAATATGATAAGGTTTTAGCAAAGCTGGATGCTTATGTTGCTAAAACTGTAGCTACTGTTCAAAAAACTAAGGATATTGAGAATGAAATCAATAAACTTTCTGGTCTAAATACACCCACAGTAGTTGACAATAGCACAATGCTTAAAGCTCAGTCATACGAGGACACGATAGTATACATACAAGGAGTTCTTGAAAAGCTAAAGATAACAGGTAAAGATGCGGATCATATTATTTCAGCGTGTTTTCAAGATGTTTCGAGTTTAAGAAAATACCAAAATGAACTTGAAGTTATTGCAAGTAAACTTGATACAGAACGCAAAAAATATCAAGAACTTTCTGACGCAAGGTATAGAGCGGAAAAGCGAGGTGATTATTCATCTGTAGATAAAATAACATCTGCAATGGATAATCAAGTCAATAAAATAAAAACGCTTGAGGCTCAATTTGATTCCGTTTACGAAAAGCAGGACAATGCTGTAAAGAAAACTGTAACAGCATATCAAAAACAAAGCAGTGCCGCTCAAAGTGCACAGGTTAAGCAAGACAAGCTGAATGAAGCACTTGATAACAAGCAGGCAGGAAAGAATTTTGCAGGCGGTATTAACCTTGCGACAACTTCCCTCAGAACATTTAATTCTATTGCTCCTGACGCTGTTGATGGTATAGGCGAGATTATAACACAGGTAAATGCTGCTAAACAGGCAATGACAGCAGGAGCTTCTGCACCACTTGCTTGGGGTACTGCTATTGTAGCAGGTATTGGAGTTGTTGCAAGTCTTGTTATAAATGAAATACAAAAGGTTCAGCAAGCAGAGGAGGAGGCTCGCCAAAAGGCGGTAGAAGCGGCTTCTGAGTACAAGGAAAATGTTGAAACTCTGAATAGTACGAGCGAACAATTTGTATCTTTGCGTTCAAAACTTGACAATGTTAATATATCCCGTCAGGAAGAAATTGAAACAAAGAAAGAACTATATCAACTTCAAGAGGAACTCGTTAAAAAGTATGGTTCGGAAGCAAACGCTATTGACACTGTAACAGGAAGTATTCAAGAACAAAAGCAAGCAATTGAAGAACTTCGAAAAGCTGAAGCACAAAGCCTTTTACTTAAATCGGGAGATGAATACGAAAAATATAAGTCTGAAATGAAATCAAAGCAAGAGTATAAACTGTATTCATATAGTGGTACGATAACTCCGGCTATTGATGAAATAAAAAATGAACTAAGTAAGAATCAAAATATAGAGATTAAAGACGGCTGGTCTAAGGGTTTATTTTCAACCCAATTTTCTGTTTCTTTAAAAATAAACGGTGAAGATGCAGAAAATGAAATGAAAGAAATTTCGAAGAATTTTCGTGAACTTAAAGAAAAATACCTTAACGACGGAGATGAAGAGAGTGCAGATACAATCCAAACTTTTCTTAATCAACTGTCACAAGCAAGTCGAACATATATTGATGAAGCCTATAAAAAAAGGTTAGAAGTATATAATCAATGTAAGCAAGCCGAAGAAATTTTAAACGGTACAGCCGAAGATACAGAAAAAACTCAAAAGAGTCTTTCCGAAACAATAAACGATACTATGAGCAATAGTATTGATAAAGTTGAGGAATATTCTAACGCTATGTCCGATTTATCATCAGCATATCAAACTGTCAGTAGTGGCGAAAAGCTTAATGCCGACAGTCTTAGTCAGCTTATAGAAAAATATCCTGAACTCGCTGAATATGTCAACCAAACAGGCGACCTCACACTTAAAAACGGTGAGAAAATAAAGGAAGTGTTTGAAAGTCAAAAGAAATCTCTGATTTCTACCCTTGAAGAAGAAAAAAGGGAGCTTGAAAAACAATCAAACTCTTATGCAGGAATGTCTATATTCAGGGAGGAACAGAAGCAGATTAAAGACCGTATAAGCGAAATTAATGCCGAACTTGCAATATATAACAGCGAACTTACAGAACTTAATGAAAACTCAGCCTCTGTTGACTGGTCAGAAACAGCGAGCGAGGTTAAGAACCTTGCCTCAGCTTATCAGACACTCAACGAGGGCAAACAGCTTGATATTGATACGATGATAAGCCTTATTGATAAATATCCCGAGGTTGCCGCAGCTATGGCTAAAGAAGGTCAGCTCGGTAAGGAACAAGCTGATGTATTCAAACAACTTTTCAAGGCAAAGAAAAATGATTATATCCTTACTCAACAGCGTACAATAGCTAATCTTCAGGCGAGTGCAGATGAAACTAAAGGCGTTATAAATAATATACAATCACAAATAAATGCATATAAAATGCTTGGTCAGGTTATGGGTATGTCGGCAATTGCTAACCTTGCAACAAATGCTTTGAGTGCTACTCTTGCGAAAAATCAGCAAGAATATAATAAGATTCAGCAAAATATCAAACAGGCTCAGGCTCGTATTAATGCTGTAAAAAATCTTAATGTAAACACTTATGGCAACTCGTCAGGCAGGAGCGGTTCTGATACAAATACTGCTCTTGCGAATGAGCTTAAACAGCTTGAACATAAAAAAGCTATCGGTCAGCTTAATTCTCAGCAGGAATACAACTGGCTTGTGCGTATAAACAATAAGTACAGCAAAAATGCTGATGAGCAGATGGATATGGAAAAGCGTTTATATAATGCCAAAAAACAAATGCAGGCTGACGAAGAGGCTGCTAATACAAAAGCTTTACAAGCAGCATATAAAGGTATTGAAAATAAAAAATCTCTTGGAAAGATGAATTCTCAGCAGGAGCTAAGACAACTTGAGCAAATAAGGCAAAAATATAAGATGACCGCCGAGGAGCGTATGGAGCTTGAGATTAAAATATACAACCTCAAAAAATCGCTCAAGGACGATGAAATCAGTAGCATAAACACTCTCGCCGACGCCGTTACAGAAGCTTTGAAAGAAAAATATGAGGAACAGCGTAAAATTGAGGAGGAAAGAATAAATGATTCCATCGAAAGCTGGCAGAAATGGGAGGACAAAACTGTTACTGCTATTCAGGGCGAGATTGACGCACTCGATGAGCTTGCGGATAAGCAGGAGAGCGAAAACAAACGGCAGGAATACGAGAATAAGCGTCAACAAACCGAACTTCAATTAGCTTACGAAAAGGACGATTATAATCGCCAACAGCTACAAAAGGAGTTAAATCGACTTGATAAAGAAGAAGCTGAACGACTTGCCGAGGAACAGCGTGAGGCTCAGAAGAAAGTCTTACAAGGCAGGATTGAAGCTGTTAAGGGACAATCTCAGGCAACTCAGGAACGCTTGAAAAAGGAACTTGATGAGGTCAGCGAAAAGTATGATAAGCTGACAGATTCATTCTCGCTAAAGGCACAGGCACAGAAGTTTATTGCGGATAGTACGCAAAAACAGATTATAAGTCTGATAAAATCCTATGCGTCTGATTATGAGATTGCTGGAAATACAGTTGGTGATGCACTCTATAACGGCATGAAAGCCAAGATGGATAATATAGAGGCATATGTTGACGGGATTTTCGGGAAGATTGAGGCTTATCAAAGACGAATGGCGAATACCGCTAATGCCTCGGCGGATAGGTTCTGGGCAAGCCAAAATTCTCCACAAGCTTTTCAAAAACAGACCGCTTCAAAATCGGTTACAGTACAGCAAACAGTTAATTTCAATCAGCCGGTTGAAAGCCCTGTTGAAACACGCCGTCAGCTTGACAGGACGAATCAGGCTTTAGCAAAACAAATTTCAAGTGGCATTTAATCAATCTATAAACAAGCATTAAAGACTGTTTAAGGTCTTATTTTTTTGCACTTTTTATCTTTGAGGAGGTGGTTAAAACGCAAAAAATGATTTATGTTCCGCCTGATGGCAGTTATTCCAATCCGTCTACATATGTTTATTTAACAGCAAATGAGCCATATATACTATCAAGCGTTACCGGTGTTGGCGGAGTTGAGGCAAGCGTTATCTCAAGCACTATCCCTGGTATGGATGGTGCTTATTTTCAAGGCATAAGGATTGAGCCGAGAAAAATCCCCTGCACTGTCTATGTTAAAGGTAAGGACAGACAGGATATGTACGCACAAAGATATAACCTAATTCGCAGGCTTACTCCAACAAAGAAGCTCGGCTGGCTGTATTACCGTAATGATTACATTCATGTTCGCACACAGGCTATTCCATCTGTTCCTCCTGATTTTATAGAGCGTATTCGCAATTACAATAAAGCCGATATTTCGTTTTGGTGTCCCTTTCCACATTGGCGTTCACTTTCAAGCAAAAGCGAGGAAATCGGTTACATAAAGGGCGAGGGCTTCAAGTTCCCGTTTTCTTTCCCAATTAAGTTTGCCAACCTAAAAAACGAGGTCACGGTTGATTATCAAGGCTCTGTCCCTGCTCCTGTTACAATAACAATTTATGGCTCGGCAGCTAAGCCTAAAATAACAAACAAAACCACAGGCAAATATATCGCTGTCGAGCAAGGTTTAACCGAAACACAAAGGCTTGTTATCGTCACAACAAGAGGCAGTAAAAGCGTAAAAATTGCAGAAACAGGTAAAAGTACAAAGGACGCTTTTCAATATATTGACCCTGCTTCTGTGTTCTGGGAGCTTCAACCGGGCGAGAATGTCATAAGCTACGATAGTGGCGATGACAGCCAAAAAACAGCGGTTAAGATAGTTTATAGTGAATTTTATTCGGGGGTTTGATATGGAAATACCAAGTATTAAGATTCTTTCGCCAAGCCTGCAATTACTAAATGAAATAGATTTGTATACCAGCTTACAGCTTACCCGTTCTTGGCAGGGAGTCGGCTCTTTTGAACTGCATATAATCGGAAATCAAAAAAACATCGAAAAAGGCAACCTGATTATGCTCGGCAATGACGGACACCGTTCAGGCATAATCAGAGCAATAACGAAAACCGTTGATTCCTCAGGAATAATGACAACTGTAACAGGTCAAACCTTGGACGGAATTACAACCCAGCGTGTGATAATTCCGTCAACGAACTCGAAAAATGGCGGTTACCTTGCTTTGCCGAGTGCGACATCGTCAAGCAAAACACTTCCAGCTGAAACGATTATTAAAGTTTTTGCAGGTGCTTGCCTCGGCTCGGATACGTCAAGGGCATCATATTATGCCCTTGATGAGAATCGCAGGACAGATATATACATAGCTCCGACAAAGGGGCGGGGAATACAAACGAATTGGCTCTCAAGATATGACCCATTGAATGAGATTTTACAATCGGTTTCGGAATACTGTGACTGCGGTTGGGAGATATACATAGACCTCGATAATCGCAGACTTGTATTTGATTATGTTTCGGGTGTTGACCGTTCGGTTAATCAAAACGACAACAGCAGAGTTATTCTTTCGAGGGACTATGAGAGTATTGACAGTCTGACTTATACATACGATATGTCTGGCTACAAAAATCTCGCCTACTGTGGCGGGATTGGAGAGGACTTTAACCGACTATATCTTGCAGTTACGAATAATTCTTCTACACCAACGGGCTTAAACCGTTTTGAGGTGTTTGAAGACTGCGGAAGTCTTGAAATTGCCGATACGGATACGGCTATTTCGCTCTCTGCTGAGGGCAAGCACAAGCTCAAAGAATACAAACTTACAGAAACACTCACAGCAGAAATAGCACAGGGCGGTTCTTTTGAGTATCTAAAGCACTGGAATTTGGGTGATTTGGTGACAGTCAGCGACCGAGAAATCGGTCTTATGCAGGATTTACGCATTACAGAAGTAAGCGAAAGCTATGAGCCTGACAGTTCAAAAATAACGGTTACGCTCGGAACTGCTCCTGAAAGGCTGTCACGGATTATCAAAAAGTTCAAGCCAACAATCAGATAAGGAGGTGATAAAATGGCTGAAAAATCAAGATTTTTTAATAGTACAACGAGTGATGAAAGACTTTATGACGCTGCCGATATGGCTGAGGTCTGGAATACATTTTTTACAAACGGTGTTATTTCGGGGCTTGAGGTGAGTTCAACATCGAGTGGTTTATCAGTGGGTGCAGGCTCAGCTATTATCAACGGTTATTGGTACAAGCTCGATTCTGTAAAAACGCTTGCAATAGCTTCAGGCACATCAGAGCATACGGACACCGTTGTTTTAAGGCTCGACTTAGGAAGCGAGGCAAGGAATATTACAGCCGTATATAAATCGGGTACATCTCTTACAAAAACAGGAGATATTTACGAGATACCGCTTGCACAGGTTACAGTTTCGGCAAACTCGACAACAGCTAAATCTGTGGAAGATAAGCGGGAATTTTCTAAAATTGCGGGTAAGGCTGACATAAGCACTTCAGAAATTCTTGAAAAACTGCTGACTATTGACGGGTCAGGCTCTAAACTCGATTCCGACCTGCTCGACGGTCAGCATGGCTCATATTACAGCAATTATGTGAATCTGAGCAACAAGCCTATTCGCTACGGCACAGCTGAGCCAAGTTCGGCAGTCGGTAATAACGGCGATATTTATATTCAGTATTAGGAGGTGTAAAAATGGCTGAATTACAGGCAACATATACAATGCCGACAAGCCCTGCGATTAGATTCACTGTATCTGCTGAAACTAAACGCAGTGGCTCAACTGTTTACTATCGTTTTAAAATAAGCACAGCACCGATTACGGGAGCAAGTTATTTCGGCTATAACCTTAAATGTACAGCTACTCTTGCGGGCAAGACAGTCGCAAGCGGTGTTACTCTCAAGGACGCTTCACCTTCACAGTGGTCTTCACCATTGGTAAAATATCTGCCCTCAAGCACAGGATGGTACAGTGTAACGGGAATAACCTCAGCAACTACTGTTTCAGCAAGTATTAAATTCTACTCTTCACAGGTTTCCGCAAGCATATCAAGCGGAAACCGCACACTTGCAGTACCAGCGGGTACAGCTCCGAGCAATGTAAAGGCAACGCTTAGCTCAAGCTCAGGTTTAAGCACTCGGACTTTGACTATAAGTGCCTCGTGTTCATGGGGCGACAGCGGAGCAGGAAAGTACACCTATCAACACAGCAGTGACAATATGTCTTGGAAGACAATCTCAACTACAACAGCTAAATCGGTAAGCTTTACACCGTCCGCAAATTGCTACACGAACGGCAGTGTAATATATTTCCGTGTTCGTGCGACCAATTCCCGTGGACTTACCTCGACAAGTAGCAGTGCCAAATATACTTGTGCATCATCCCCTGCTGTGCCGAAGAATCTTAAGCTTTTATCTGCCTCAGGCAAGCGTACCGACCCGATAACAATTACCTGGTCTGGCACAACCTCATATTACGAGGTAAGGGTAAGATATAGCTCTGACGGAGGTAAATCGTGGACATCCTGGGCAAAGCTTGACCCTACAACCGCACAAACGAAAACCACTACACCAAGCAACTATACCGCTTTTACTGTTTATGATTCGACAGGAATATTACAGTATGCTGTAAGAGCGAAAAACAGCTATGGTTTATATTCAGACTGGTCAAGCTCTGCTGCATATTCAGTTTTACCGTCTGTTACAACAGATAACCTAAGGCTGAAAGTAAGTGGTGATTGGAAAACATCAAAGGCTGTTTATGTAAAAATAAACGGCGAATGGCATAAAGCCAAGAAGATATTCATTAAAGCTAATGGAGCTTGGAAAACTAAATCATAAATGGAGGAAATACTATGCAAATACCACATTACGCATTGACCTTGAATGTTAATGCACAGAAAAGTACACAGACAATTATTGCAAAGCAGTATGATGACAAATCAAGATATATTGACATTGTTCTTACTGCTGATAGCAAGCCTATTGTTTTGAACAAAGAGCGTGTAACGCTTACGGCATATGATAAAAAAGCAAATAAAACTATTGCTCTTAAAGATTGCTCGATAGTCGATAGCGTTATTGTTGCTGAACTGACAGCGAATATTCTTTCTACAGCAACAACTCTTGAGTGTGAAATTACTGTATATGGCACAAATAAAGAGATTTTAACATCTGCGAAATTTAATTGTGTTGTTGATGCAAAACTTTCAACCGAAGTTGTCGAGCGTGAAAATGATTTCAGTGCTTTGCAGACAGCCCTTTCTGATGTTGCCTCAACAAGCAACAGAATAAATGAAGTTTCAAGCCGAATACAGCCAATTACGCTTGGTGGCACAGGTGCAACAAAAGCATATGAGGCAACGCAAAATATAAAATCACTCTATCTTGGAGCAATTACAACTCTTCCAACGGGTTCTAATCTTGACGATTATATAACAGATGGAACATATGACATAGGTGCTTCGGTCTCAGCAGATATTAAAAATGCACCTGTTACAGGTAGTACATATAAGCTGATTGTTATGCATATTGTAGCTTCGTCGCTTACACAGCAAATAGCTATTGTGCCAGGGAAAAACTCTTTGTTTATGCGTAACTGTTCAAGCGGAACTTGGTCAGCATGGACAAAGATTGTATCGTATAATCCGCAAATTGACGAGGTTGGCACTTGGAACCCTGTACTTGATGGAGATGGCACAATTACTGTAAAAAATGCTGACTATGTTTATAATGGCAACACTATAATGATTACAGTTACAATAACAGCAGGAAGTGATATAACGGGTACATCTTTGACAGTTACAGGCTTACCAATTATCGCAAAAAGAGCAGTTGCAGCAACAGCATATATAAATGGAAGCAGTGCAAGTGTAGCAAGTATAAATGGTACTGGAATATTAGTTAAGTCTGACTCATCTCTTGCAAATAAATCAATAACAGTTACAGGCACATATTTAGTTTAATTTTGGAGGTTTTATTATTATTATGGAAATTAAGAATGTTATTACAGTAGATAATCTTACAACATTAAGCGTATCAGTTAAAACTCAGCGTGTACTTATCGAGGATAACGATATAGAAACTGCTCTCGGTTTGCCTTCACGCAAGGCTTACACTAATTCAAATGACGGTCGTACAGAGCTTGCCGCAGAAGTTCCTGAACCTTATTTCAGCGGTATTATTGCTGTTTGGGGTGAAGGGCTTGCTGAAAAATGAGTGATATTATTAATATTGATGATTTATATGGTAATCAGCGTGAAATTGCTGAGGTTATCGGTATTGATAATTACATCAAACTTTCAAAGTATTTTGGTGGTGAAGATTCTTTATATATACAAAAAATATTCTGAACTTGTCAAAATATCTCGAAATAATGAAATACGAAAATTGCGTAAGAAAGGATACAGTGCATCAAAACTTGCGAAAATGTATAACTTATCAACAAGATATATCCGTATGATTTGTAAACTTAAGGAGGATTTTTAGATGGATTTTTTAGAATTTGTTAAACCAGAACTAATGATACTTGTACCAGTATTATATTTGATTGGTATAGCACTTAAAAAGTGTATAATACCTGACAAGTATATACCTATTATACTTGGTTGTGCCGGCATTATTTTATCTACAATATACTTGCTGTCTGTTATTCAGATAACATCTGTGCAGGATGTCTGGAATGCAATTTTTGCAGCAATTACACAAGGTATTCTCTGTGCTGGAGCAAGTGTTTATGCAAATCAAATCTATAAGCAAATAAAAAAGGATAATTGATATGACACTATATATTAAGCACAATGGCGAATGGAAAAAACAAAAAATATAAAAGTGAGGTAATTTACAATGACAGACGCAATCAGAAAACAAATTATCAAAGCTCTTGCTTACAACAAGACTAAAGAAGAAATCAAAGAGTGCATGAATGTATCTGATGAAGATATTGACAGCATAACATCTACAGAAATATCTGATGAGCAGAAATATTACAAAGAAATGGGGTATCTACAGTGAAAGAAAAATTGATTGATGTATCGACTTGGAATGGCAATATCGACTGGGATAAGGTCTATAAATCAGGCGTAAGATACGCTATGATTCGTTCGAGCTTTGGCATAGAAAAT